ATAACAAAGACACCTTCACATATCTCGACCCTCCCTACGAGATCGGAAGCAATTTGTATGGCAAACGTGGGTCAATGCATAAGTCCTTTGACCATGACAAGTTTGCTATTGACTGCGATCGTTTTGTTAGCCCTCAACTTGTATCCTACAACTCCTCACAATTAATTCGAGAACGCTTCGAGGGGTGGACAGCTGCAGAATTTGCACACACCTACACCATGCGCTCCGTGGGGTGCTATAATACAGAGCAAGCGAGCCGCAAGGAACTCGTCCTCACCAACTACGCAACGGTATTAGCAAATGAAAGTTAAAGTCCAACTCTATGTTGCTGGTAAAGTCTTCGACGAGATTGTGGAAGCAGCAAACTACCAAGATGCTCGTCAGACTGCTCTCGCCCGCAACCCAACTGCCAAAGTCGTATCTGTTACTGCTGTATTCTAATGAAGCGTGAACTAAAAGATTATCTTAATTCCATCAATCAAAATAAAATTAATGTAATGCAGGATGACCCAGAGGCAGAGAAGGGTTATCCTGCTTATGTTGTAAATAGATGTCTGTCGGGACACCTGGATGCAATCATGCATGTGAATGAAATGAACAAACGTCATTCATTATCAAATAAAATGCAATATGATTATCTTATAAATACTTTGAAACCTAGGAAAAGATTTTCTCCATGGTTGAGAAAAGAATCTCTTGAGCATATTGAGTTAGTCAAAGAGTATTATGGTTATAATGACGATAAAGCAATTGACGCACTAAAAATTCTCACAGTAGATCAACTAGATAAGATAAAAAAAGCATTGTACAAAGGTGGAATGAAATGACTGCTGAAACTATTGAAGTGATTTGGGAACCTACCAACATGGTAGAGGTTGCCCTCACAGAACCTGATGACTTCCTAAAAGTTAGGGAGACCTTGACGCGCATTGGTGTTGCATCTCGTAAAGAAAGGAAGTTGTATCAGTCTTGTCATATTCTCCACAAGCAAGGAAGATATTATATTGTACACTTCAAAGAACTTTTTGCTCTCGACGGCAAGAAGACAAATCTTTCACTTAACGATGTGCAACGCAGAAACCGCATTGCTAAACTACTATCTGACTGGGGACTTATTAACGTGGTCGAAGAAGAAAGAATCGAGGACCTTGCTCCACTTAATCAGATCAAAGTTTTATCTTTTAAAGAGAAAGATGAGTGGTCTCTTGAAAGTAAGTACAATATTGGTCGTAAAAAGTAGGGATCTCCACACTCCAGATAAATAGTAGAGTGCAATAAATAATGGTGGATGCCGTAAGGATCCACACAATACAAACTCGCTTATCAAGGAGCTATAAAGATGACAAACATCATGCGCTATACAGCGTCGGATCTTCCTACGCTTATGGATAAAATCCATAAGAACTCTATCGGATACGATGGAATGTTTGATAGGTTATTCGCCCTGCACGAAACCAAACAAAACTACCCACCATACAATCACATTATTGTAAGTAATGTACTGGAACGGTTAGAGATTGCTTTGGCGGGATTTAAAAAAGCGGAGGTATATGTCTATACACAAGACGGAAAATTATTTGTCGAAGGACAAAAAGAAGATAAAGAATCAGGAACAGATTACCAACATCGAGGAATGGCTCAACGAAGTTTCACGCGAGCATGGACACTCAGCGATGAAACGGAAGTTAGATCAGTTACTTTTGAGGATGGGTTATTGACAATTGATTTAGGGAAGGTTGTACCTGAGCATCACCAGCGTAAAGACTTCCTATAAATATCGCTTTGGGGGCTTGACGCCCCCATCTTTTTTTGCTACAATACTAAGAGGTTTAATTATTAATATGGCAACTATTGTTACTTTGAAAGACGGATCTAACGTTATCTGTGAAATTAGAGAAATTTTCCAGAATGAATTAGTCACCGTAACTGATCCAGAAACTGGAGAACCAAAACAAGAAGAACAACGTGTTGGTAAAGGTATTCAACTTTCTGATCCGTTTATTTTGGAACTGGTGGAAAATCCTGAGGCGGAAGATCCAGAAGATCGTTCTCGCGTAAAATATACTCGCTGGAATCCTTTCACCTTAGAAAGGACTTTCAAAATTCCTTACGATGCCCTAGTTTGTGTATCAGTTCCAGACCCAAATCTTGAAGAAGCATTTGCTGCAAAAGTTGAGTATTTTAATACTGTTGATGTTGTAGAAGAAATTTCTGGAGATGCAGATGATACTGCTACTGAAACTGAGGAATGATTGGTTGATTGGTGAGGTAAAAGAATTGGAGGTCGAACTTGGAGACCCTGATTTAGAAATCACCAATCCGGCAATCTGGTATGGAACTGATGGACCGGGTTTCGTCAACTACATACCAGACGAAGAAGTGTCACAGTGCCGCTTGCGGTTTATGGACTGCGACACTATGATGGAACCAGGTCCTAAATTAAAAAAGCAGTATTTGGAATATGTCGAAGTTCTACAGCAAGATAGAACAAGCGGGTAACCGCTTACTAGTAGTGGGGTATGAGAACGGGCAGCGTGTCGTTGAGCGTGTGCCATTCTCCCCCACTCTTTTTATAAAAACTAAAAATTATTCTGAATACAGAACACTCAAGGGTGAACTTGTCGCCCCTGTCCCACAAGGATCAATCAACGATGCGAAGGAGTTCGTCAAGAAATGCAAGAACTCTGAGATAGAAGTGTATGGTAATACTAGGTATCTCTATCAGTATATTGCTGAGCAGTATCCTGATGATGAGATTATCTATGACTCATCTAAACTTCGAGTCTTCAATATTGATATTGAGACTGCTGCAGAGAATGGATTCCCTAACATTGCTAGCGCAGACCAGGCAATTCTTTCAATCTCTCTCAAAGATTCCTACACTAATAGGATTACTGTGTGGGGAGCAAAGGCATTCAACAATATCTTTGATGATGTAGATTATCTACACTTCAATGACGAGCAGGCAATGCTCACCAACTTCATTCACTGGTGGAATGATAACTTCCCGGATATTATCACCGGATGGAACGTAGAGTTCTTCGATATGCCATACATCGTGAATCGCGTTGAGCGTATTCTTGGTGAGAAGTATATGAAGTTGCTCTCTCCTTGGAAGTTAGTTTCTACCCGTGAGGTGGAGATCAACAACAAAATGCAGGTTGCTACTGACATTTTGGGTCTATCTATTCTTGACTACATCCAACTCTACAAGAAATTTACTTATACTAATCAGGAATCTTATGCCCTGAATCATATCTGTCTTGTAGAACTGGATGAGGAGAAGCTGGACCACAGCGAGTATGATACTTTCAAAGAGTTCTATACAAACGACTGGCAAAAGTTTATCGAGTACAACATTCATGACGTTCGACTGGTTGATAAACTAGAGGACAAGATGAAGTTGCTCGACCTAGCAATCACCCTGGCATACGATGCTAAGGTAAATTTTGAGGATGTATTCTCACAGGTATGTTGCTGGGATAACTATATCTACATCGAACTGATGAAAGATAATATTGTCATCCCTCCTAAGAAAGAACAGGAGAAGAAGGACAAGTATGCTGGAGCATTTGTGAAAGAACCTATCCCTGGTCTGTATGACTGGGTGGTGAATTTCGACTTGAACTCCCTGTATCCTCACCTGATTATGCAGTACAACATCTCACCAGAGACGCTGCTGCCCCACAGGCACCCGTCCGCCAGCGTTGACCGCCTGCTGGACCAGGAGATCGATACCAGCGACCTCTGCGGGCAGACACTCGCCCCTAACGGCACCTTCTACGACACGTCCAAGCAGGGGTTCCTGCCTAAGATGATGCAGAAGATGTATGATGAGCGTGTGATCTACAAGAAGAAGATGCTTAAGGCAAAGCAGGAATATGAGAAGAACCCCACAGTTCAACTCAAGAAAGATATTTCTCGCTACAATAACATTCAGATGGCAAAGAAGATTTCACTTAACTCTGCCTATGGTGCTATTGGTAACCAGTATTTTCGATACTACCAGTTGGAGATGGCAGAAGCAATCACTCTTGGTGGTCAGTTGTCTATCCGCTGGATTGAAAAGGAGACCAACGCTCACCTCAATAAAATTCTCAAAACGGATGATGTAGATTATGTTATTGCTATCGATACTGATTCTATGTACCTTAACCTGGGTCCTTTTGTTAAAGCTGTACTCAAAGGCAGAGAGAAGACTGATGAGGAAATTGTTAGGTTCCTTGATAAGGTCGCTGAAGTGGAACTTGAACCTTTTATTGAGAGTTCTTACGAAAAACTGGCGACATACGTCAACGCCTACGACCAGAAGATGAAGATGAAGCGAGAGAATATTGCTTCCCGTGGTTTCTGGACTGCGAAGAAACGATATGCTCTCAACGTATGGAATAGTGAAGGCGTTCAATACAATGAACCCAAACTAAAAATTTGTGGACTGGAGACGGCACGTTCATCTGTGCCGCAATACTTCAGGAGCAAACTATACGAAGCATACAAGATCATTATCAACAAAACTAATGAAGACCTTATCAAATACATTGACGAGGTTCGTGAGGATGCCCGCAAGCAAGTTTATGCTGACCTTGCTACTCCCAGTGG